AGGCTCTTGTTATTAATTTACTGTAATGGGTATCTGCTCCAGCCAATGCCTCTTTTGCACGAGCACGAATTGCTGCATTATCAGAAGCCATAGTCTTCCACTCATCAATATACGCAACAACTCTCTGTCTTGGGATAGCAAGATCCTTTGAAATTTGTGTAGGATCGTTACCCTTTAAATATTCTGATACAACAGTATTGACTTGATCTAAATGTTTGACAAGTTCTTCTTCAGTTGTCATAATTTCCTTCTAGCCTGTTTATTTCATCTTGTATATAAAATATGGCCTTTTGTAAATCTTCAATTTGTTTTTTATCATCTTTAATTCCTGCTCTCCAAAGATACTTAAAAGCATTTCCAATATTAAAATTTCTATGACGAGTAATCTGAATACATTCAACCCCAGATGGGTCAGACGTATAGTGCGATGGGTGATTTACCTGGTCTACTACAATATGAAATTTTTCTTCGTTATTTATAATATTACTAGCATAAATTGCTGGCATTCCATCAATTACTGTTTTATCCCCTGGCTTCATCGCTTACTCTTTCTTAATCCAAATTTTGCAAGATATACATAAATAGTTTCCACACTTGTTCCACATTCTTTGGCAATTTCTTCTGGAGTTCTTTTATCCATAACATATCTTTTACGTAACCAAAGCATTGATGTATATAGTTTTTCTGCCATCCTATTCTCGAACTGCCTTACTCCAATTATACAGTGCCCAATGTCCAATACCACAAGCATCTGCCACATCATTATCTTCTATGTTTCGATCATAGTTTATATTAATAAACTTTATTGTTCTTTCTTTACGTATTCCTCGTGCATACCCCTTATACCAAGCCTCAGACTTCCCAGGGTTTTGTTTTTTAATAAGAAATAATTCATCTTTAGTTAATTTTTTATTTCCAATAAAGTTTTGCCATGTAATTGGAGACACCTTTCCAACATTAACAACACCAGCGGTGCCTGATGCACCAATGATTGCCCCTTGTACTAATGCCAAATCTGCAGCAGTTTTAGGACTATTCATAAAGACTGTATGTTCAATAACAATAGAGTCTGCATTTAGAAAGTCTGGATGTTTAAAAAATGCTTGTACTTTTTGTGAAGCATCTATACATTTTTGATAAATATCAGAACCTTCAAATTTAATTTTTCCAACAGCCATTAAACTATCACTGGAGAACAAAGCAAATGCAAGGCTAGTAGTACTAGCATCTATAGCAATAAACTTTTCTGGTTTTACCCTAATCATTTTGTTCTCCCCTTAATATCTTTTAACGCTTTGGTCACATCATTTGGATTAATATTACATTTTCCACATAAAGTATCATCATTGTAGATCGATAGTTTACTATTGCAATATTTACATTTCCTATCTTTGCCCTTACGTTTTTGTCTACGTGTCTGAATATATCTAGCAGCAATCTTTTCTTTTGTTGCTGCGTCCCTACATTCTTCAGAGCAATATATCTGATATGCTATTTTTGTTTCAAACTGATTATCGCACCAATTACAATGCTTCATCTTCAAGCAACTCCAGAGGTTTAATCTTTACTACCCCTGTTTCTGCTTCAGCACATGCTAATTGGATAGGGCAATTCTTACAAATCTTAGAATTAGATCTATAAGTTTTTTGTGGAAGTTCCTGTTTTTCCCAAGACTTTCTCACTTCTCTCATCCAATCAAATGCCTGGTCTACCCACCGACGGTAATGATCGTTTACTTTTACAGGAAGAATTAATAACTCATGATTATTTTTATTTTCATAAATTAATGCACCCTTTTCCTGCTTTAAAATTTTCATATACATAAGTAATTGCATTAAGTGCCCATTCTTAGGTTTCTTTGTATTTTTTCGATACTCAAATCCTTCGTTTGGCATTGTCTTAATTTCTCCAACAATTTCATTTCCATTATACTTAATCATGGCATCGCCATAACCAGAAATTGGTGGATCTTGATACTTAATTCTAAACTCTAATGCTGGATGTTTTTGCACTTTATACTTACTTGGTTCTGGATCAAACTCCATATTCTCCACAAGGATTCCAGCATCCAATATTGCATCTTGAATTCTATCGTGTCCTAAAGTTCCTGCTGTTCTATTAGCAACACCATAGGCATCTGAATTATCATGGAACACTGCCCCCTCAAAAGCAAGATACCAGAATCGTGCACATTCCCCATGGTTCCAAGTTAATGTAGATGGTGCAAATGTAGTTTTTTGGGAAAACCTTGGTTTTAATTTAATGGTATATCCATTATTAATTGCATCGACTAAGCCGTCTGTAAAATCATCTCCTGCACTTATATTTGTTTTTTTCTTATCAGGCTATATCATAACCTGCTTTAATAAATTTTTAGCCATAATAATTAACGAGTAATATACTTTAAAGCAGAAACCAAGTTATTAATTGATTCCGCAGCGGTAAAGTAAATATTCTTTTTCGCCCTATCTCCCTTTTCTACGTTAGCCATCCATGTTGCTTTAAAAGACATTTTTGCTGCAATTGCCTGTAATCTTACTATTTCTACTGTGGCAACATTCATTGGAATGTCTGGTTTAATAATAATTTTTGCAATAAATGCAAGTGCTGTTGTTAATTCCTCATCATTCATATAGTCTGCTATTTCTGTTAGACCATTAATCATCTCTAATGTATTTTGTGATTGTTCCATTTTTATCCCATCGACCTAGTATCTATTCCTGCTTCTAAACCTTCTTTATTCCACAAATCAAATGCTGCCCTCATGTCTGGTCTTGACTGTAGTTCATCTAAATATGCTTGTCTTCTTTCTGGATATTTTTCTGGATCAATGGGATTATCTTGATTCATAAAACGATAATTCGTTGTTGGACAATAGTCCATACTAATAATCTCACAAAATTCTCCTTCTTTAAACTTTCGTTTTGGTCTCCAGTGAATTTGATTCACTGCACTAAAAACAATAGTCTGCCCAGCAGAAAGAGAATATTTCTCAAATTTAGATGAATCTTCTGGTGTACTTACATAAAGATCCCATTCAATATTAGTATCTAAACAATAGTTAATTGTTACCAAATTTTCATCTGCATCTAGGTGTGGGGCAAGAGATGGACTATTATCTCCATACCCATATTGCAAATTATAATCAATATAGTTATAATGACATAAAGCAATATCTCCATTGTATAATGGTTTCGCTATTTTGTCAAGAGTATCTTCACAATCTTTTGGCATATCAAATTCTAAAAGCATTCGAGACATGTTTTTTGCTATTTTTGGTTGATACCTACTACGAAATTCCGATTGTCTTAAGTATCCATCCATAACTTTATCTGCAATTATAAAAGGCTCTAATTTTCTATTTTCGTCAAGTAGTGTACGAAGTCTAGATATTTGATCTTCTGTAAATAAGTTATCCACATAAAATGGGAGTCTCTGATTATATTTTTCCATACTGGTTAAATATTTATGCATTATATTGTGTTCTCCAAGTTTCTGTAATTCCATATTGTTTTCTAAACTCATCTGCTTTAAGGTCCATGATATTATTTACATCGTCTGATTTAGGACCCGCACCACGTTGACGCAAGTGAACAAAAATCATATCTATATACTGCTCATCTGAAAATTCTTTTTTCTCTCTCCAGTGAACCTGGTGGGTTCCACCAAATGTCAAAGCCTGATTATTTTGTAATTCAAATCTGATATTCTCAACTATAATTGGCCAAGTTGTGTTACCTCCAATTTGGTAATCAAAAGTAAATCTTGGTTCTCTAAAGGTCTCATCATAATGTGGTGGAAGAATGGGTTTTCCTACTGTACCATCTTGCTTCAGTGTATTTTTATATCTTGAAAACTGATATTCTGCAATCTCTAGATCTGATACCCCAGAAATATTTTCAGCATAATTAATAATTTTATTTGCTATTTCATTTGGCAGTTCAAAATCAGATATATTCTGAGTAAATCTTTCCATAAGGTATGATCTATGTGATTTTTCAACATTGGAGTATATGGTTTCTATTTCCAACTCTGTTAAAACATTGTCTATTACTAAATTTTTTTCATCATACTTCATATAATCATTATACCCTATCAACCAACTGCTCTATTAATTCTACTTCAGTAATTAGCAATCGAACCTTAGAATTTCCCTCACCTAAAATAACCATGATTGCTGGATCATTATTATTTTTAATTGCATCAGTTACTGCTTTTGCCCAAACATCCTTATTTAAAGTAAAAGACTTTGAACATTCTTTAAAGTCAACAGTAAAGTTGTGCCAAGTAGCATCGCCCTTCTTGGTATTTCTACCAGAATTTTTATGCTGTTTGGCCCCTATCCTCTTGCTCTCTGCCTTCTCGCTCATAATCTCTCTTCTTTTTTGTTTTAAAACTAATCTTACTTAAATGTTTATCTGGACACATCCAGGTTGCTTCTTTTAATTCTGGATATAGTCGCAAGGTTTTTACCTTTACCTTGCATTCTTGGCAAAGGAATTCACCCTCATAGATTGTATATCTAGACATTTAACCTAGCCTTAATTGAATCCTGTAAGTCTAAATCTTCTTTAACACGATTAACAAATGCCTCTCTACCCTGCACTTTAGAGCCATCTGGTAATAAGTACCAGGCTCCTGTGCGCTCAACTATACCTAATAGTTCAGCGGTATCCACAAGATCGCCAACACCGTCAATACCAAGGCTATCGCCTCTAAAATAAAAATCATACTCACCAGATTGAAAAGCAGGGGATGTTTTAGAAAACTGTAATTCCCAACGAACTTTTCTGCCAACTTTTTCCTCAATAAGTTTATCTCCAACATGTATCTTTCCTTTCAATGCTTGGTTGTCTGATTCTGACGAAAATAATTTAACAACCGTAGAGGAATAAAACTTAGTAGCCTGACCACCAGTAGGCTGCTG